TATGTACAGCAGTCGTTCCTCAAGTGTCACAGCTTGTCCTCCTTGGCTTTGAGCCAGTTTTCCTCTGTCAATGGATGATGAGCAGTTAGAAGCATATCCCCTGCCGCCTCCAACCGCTTAGCTCGCTCCGTAACCTCACTCAGGTATTTCCGAGTCGCGGCTAGTTTGCGCTCCAGCCTCCGGCATAGCATACCCAAATCGGCTATGTTGTGCGGGGTTGAGTCTGATATGGGGGTATCGCTCACGGCTTGGCCTCCTTGGCTTTGAGCCATCGTTTCACCAATCCTGTTCCATCCATTCCTAGAGCTTTTGCGTGTGAAACCATCGCATCCCCCGCCTCTTCCAACCGCTTGATGCGCTCGCCCCTGTCCTCGTACAACGCAACGTCCGCAACCAGCGCGGCGTGCTGGTTCTTCGCGTCCATTAGATCCTCCTCCAACATCTTTATGCGCTCTTGTAACCCACGCACAACAACCACTCCCTGCTCGATTTCGTCTGTTCCAAGCAATTCTCGGAACTCTTCGCGGAGGCTGACTCTTTGATCGGCTTGAAGCCGTGCGGTGTTACGCTCTGCAACAAGCAATCGAATGCGGTCGTGGGCATCGGCTAGTTCGTGTTCTACGTCCAGCAAGTACGCTTGAGTTGACTGGAGTGGGGTCATAATTTCTTTTGGTTTCATAGATACAAAATTTATTGAGCGTTATCTCGGAATACGCTCCCCTCCGTGATGCGTTTTAGAACGGCTTCGGATCAAGATCGTCGCCATCGACTTCAGCCATAGGAACCTCGCGCATGTTCTTGATGCGGAGCGTCTTCTTTGTCTCGCCGTTGACCATGTACTCCTCAAAGCGAGCGGTGATGAGCAGCTCCAAGCCGGTCATTGACTTCAGGAACGCCGCGTAGCTGCCCTTGACCCCAAGGAAGTCGTACTCGGTTCCATCGGGAACATTGTGCTTAGTTGCTGCGACAAGCTGGTTGACGCGGAACCAGACATTCTCCTGATTGATAAAGCGGTCAGTGATGGATGCGCCATCTTCAGTCTTGAACGTAACCTTACAGACCTCGCGGCCTTTGGCGTCGAGGGTTTCCTCGACCTTGGCTACGGTGACGGTGTAGTCGCCTTCGGCATCGATATATCGGCCTCCGGCATCTCGGCGGTTTACTTGGAACATAATTTATTCGGTGGTTAGTTTTCGGATTTATTCAAGACCCACTTAGGGCATGAAAGGGTTTGTGTAGCGGTTGGATAGGCTGGCCAACTGTCCAGTGCACGGCATTCGTGCAGCGTCGAGATTGCTTTGCGTCGCAGATTCGCACCAGCCTGAAGCCATTCGGCATCCAGTCGATAGATGGCGACAGCATACGGAGCCTTACGCTCGACCGCTACGAAGATGAAGCTATCAGCGCCAGTCATCTCCATGTAGTGCGCCGCCTGAATGTGATAGCCGAACGATGCGATAGTTCGCAGGAAGGCTTCGGGCGATGCGTCGTCGGTAGTTTTGATGTCAACGAGTGTATGACCCTCGATCCACAGATCGGGACGTGCCTTGAGAGCAATGCCGGTTTCCTCGTCCTGAGCGAACACGCTGGCTTCGATCCGGTGGTCGAGATGAATGATGTCCCAGAAGGGGTGGCGACGGACACTGTTGGCCACGCCTTGCACATCGATGTCTTCAGCGTGAGTCAGGTGGATGCGGCTCTTATGCTGCTCCTTCCACGCTTTGCCTTCCTTCGTACGTCCGTCGATGTCCGGCGGAACAACGGCGACGACTTGCGAGTAGAGTTGCGGCTCCAATACGGCGGTGTGAATCGCCGTACCCATCTGCATCGACTTCGTCGGCTCCTGATGCTCCTCCAGCGTGGCTTTGTAATGAGCCGGGGACTTGAGGATCTTGCTCATCATACTCTTCGAGAGAGCGTCAACGGCGTGATACTGAGCCGCTGGCATGTCGAGGTTGACGTGTTGGTTGAGAATGCTCATTCGGTGGGCGGGTTAGCGAACGTCTTAGCCTTGGAGATGAAGCCGTCGGCATCGGCGACGATCATGTTGGCCACCTTCGTGGATACATCTCGGAAGTTCTGGCCTTCCTTGATCAGGTTCTTACTGACGAGGAACGCATTGGCGATATCAGAATGTGGCTCAAGAATCTGCTCCAACTTCTCAACGAGCGAGAAGGCTGGTTCCGGCGTCACATTGACCGTGTGACGGGTCGTAGCGGTGATGGTGGGTGTTGGTGAGGGGGAGGAGAATTCGGCTGCCTCCTCGGGCAAATATCGGCCTTGAGTGATTCGAGGATCGAGCATGCGCGTCGCCTTCGAGATGACACGCGCTCGCAGCATCTCAGCGGGGAATTTTGCCCATCCACTGCCAGCCTTCGCGGGGAGCAATCCGGCCAGCTTCGCGTCGTCTGATGTGAAAGCCACGCGGACCTTCTTCACACCCTTGCTGAAGTCGGCGATGGCGGCGATTGAATCGAACTGAATCCAGTCGATGTCCCAACCGGCGTCCATCAAACCAGCGAGCATAGACTCGCTCTTCATCGTGATGTTACCGCCAATGAGATGGTTGGACTTCTTCCAGCTCAGCGGAGTCATCCGGCTGGCGATGCACTCAAGAGCGAGGACATAGCCTTGCTCGGGTTTCGTCGCACCAAACATGCCAGAGTGCGCGATCCAGTCACCAAGCTGCTTGACTGAATCAAGCGTTGTACAAGCTTGGGAATAGAACTCTCCGTCAGGACTGACTGGCGGTTGCGGTTGCGTTGTTGCTAATAGGTTGCTGCTCATTTGTATTCTCTTGTTTCTTTGTTGTTTACACATCCGTCAATTGGCGGATAAAGTTTATCTATCTAAATCTGGATATTTCCGGTGATATGTGGAATGGCATTTTTTGCAAAGCCATCGAACATTTAATCTATGCTCTGGTGCATAAGAATCGTGGTGAGCTTGAATTTCATCCATTTTTCCGCATTCTGAACAAACATCTGGCCGCACAAGTACACCTGAATTAATCGCTTTAAATACGGCTTTTCTAGCGGCAATTTTTTCTGGAAATTTATGAAAATGATTCCCTGCACTGATTCGTCTTTGCTCCGCTAACCGTTCCTTTTTTATCGGATCAAGATTAACAATTTTTCTGTATTCTAAAGCTCTAAATCTGTTTTTTATTGCCAATTTTTGAGCATTTTCAGAATAGTATTTTAACTGATATTCCTTAAGTTTGTCGGCGTTTTTTGTTTTATAATCTTTGTTAAGAATCGACTTGCATAACTTGCAATATGTTTGATGGCCGTCCTTTTTACCATTATTTAAGGAAAACTCGTTAATTGGTTTTTCAAAAAAACACCTTGAACACCACTTAGTCGCTTGAACTTGTTCAACCTCGGTCGTCATAGCTTCACTTCCTCCTGAGCCTTCGGTTTCCGGGCGAACGGATTTACTTCATCTCGCATCACCTTTGAATCGAGCAGCGCGGCCAAATCTGATTCCGTGAACAAAATGCGACGACCGACGCGGCGGTGTTGTGCGCCCTCCCGGCAGAGTCGGCGCAATGTCTCGCTGCATACGTTCAGCATCTCAGCAGCAGTCTTGGTCGTGTAGCACTTCATGGTTCGTTGGTTATGCAATCAGGTGATCATTACAGGTAAAAATCCGAAACCTCGTTGCGCCACCTCGACGCACTCTACGCCTGATTGCAAAAAATCGTTGTGACAAGTTATGGGTTGCATCAGGTCGAGTCAAATCTATTTTGATAATTCTCACTTCCAAGCTGCGGCAACCATCGATTCGATGGTGCTGGCCGGTTGCTGATGCTTGGTTTTGCGGGGTTTTTCGCTCTTTTTTCCAAATATTTCGTTAAACTCCTCGACCAGAGTTTTCTGATTCTCGTCACCACCAGACTCCCCCATCGTCTTCGCATCGGAATACAAGTCGGCCATCTGCTTGTTCAGCCTCTTGATTTCTTTCAAAGCCTTTCGCAACTCGCCATCCATCGCAATGACCCGGCGTTCCAATGCCCGATGCTCGACCAAGATCATGGCGTCTTTGGAGTTCTCATCGGAGGGCAACCAGTCGCAGCCCTTCCACATCCGGTGGACTTGATCGAAGACGACCACCTTCGACTTGGGATGGCGCATCGAGTTGAACGCCCGTATCGACCGCCCGATATCGCAAATCAGATTTTCCCGAATGTAGGCCAGAACTTGCGAGCGGTTCGGGTCCGCATCGTGATGCAGGGGCGGCATTAATCGGAACAGGCTCCGGTGCGTCGATCCGTTTTCTAGATAGCTCATACGAACTTTAAATTCACTCTTCGTTTCGATATTGTCAACATCTCCCAAACTAACTTTCATCTAACCCACTTTTGGCTAACAGAAAGTTAGCATGGTTACCGCTATCTCCCCTATTGGGAGTTACTTAACTCCCCATAAATAGGGAGTACAATTCCGCTTTCGCAGACTTGCTTGAACCGCTCCCTGACGGGGCGGACGCAGTCTGTGGCGGAATTGAAACCCCTCCAAGACCGCTCAATCGCTCGTTCGATATGCTGTTCAATCGCTCAGAAATGCCCCGTAGAGCGTTTTTGATTGGCGAATGACGTGTTGATACCGTTGCGCTGTTGGCGACGCGTAGGGGCGAGGGGGAGGATGGATGGATTTTCATGCTCTTAGATAGGGGATAGAATGGCCTACGAGTTAGATGCGCGGGGCGGATTGGAGAAGTTAGATGGAAATTCGGTGAATGAACACCGGAGTCCGTTCGCCGACGTATGCGCCAGCTTGATTGAACTCATGGAACTCGACGGCTTCCTCGTAGGTCATCCCTTGGGATTCCAGCGATGCGATGACGCGGTCGTAGTCGTATGCGACGACCGATTCGCCGCCGAACGACTCGCAGATTCCGATGATGCAGTCGTCGAAGCCGTCCATTAGCAGGAGGTCAGGGTCGATTTCGGCCAGTTCGTCGCGAATGCTCACGGCTTCGGCCTTTCGAGCGTGGGGTAAATGTCGTAGTCCTCCGACAATTCGACCGGGACGACGCGAATCCGCCCTTGCGTGTACTCGCCGGGGTTCAGTTCACGCGCCGCTTTCTCCGCATCCTTACGCGAGGAGAATTCGACCGTCTGGTAGCTGACGACCTTCTCCTTCATGTCGCTCCAGCCAATCGCGCCGCTGAGTTGGACCTTGTACTTGGGTGGGGCGAATTGATTGCGGCTCATGGATACATCCCTCCGGTGCGGATGACGCTGATGATCGTCTCCGAATCATCGATGAGTTGCTGCCTTCGTTTCTCGCCCTCGCCGGTCGTGTCGAGCGACTTATACATTCGGACGTAGAAAAGCGCGTCCTGAAGGCAGGTGAGCGCGGCGGCGACGTGCGCGAGGCGGGTTGATGCGGATGCGATGAAAGGATTCTGAAAATCAGCGGCCATCAATTCGAGTTGTTTGGCCAACTCATCGAGCGGGATATTTCGGTTCATTATAGCGTCTCCAGATCAGGTGTACCGGGGCAAAGCACGTCGCCGTCCTCGCGTTCGATGATCAATTCAAGGATTTGATGGCCGTCCTTCGCGATGAGGCTACAGATATGCTTGTTGTCGTCGTAGATTGAGAGCGGGGTTGCGCCGTGTTCTTGCTCCTCGCCGGTTAGGATGGCGTTGAACAGGTCAACGATGGTCTGGGCATTGGCTTTGCTTTGGATGGTTAGTTTCATTTCTTTGCTGTCGTTTGGTTGATTTCGAGTGAGGAAAGTTTTCGCATGACACGACGACCGTAGGCGCGGGAGGAGGACCGCTTGAGGGCTGTTGGCCCACCCTGCCAGATGCGCGCCAGCGATTCGTCGCTGAGATTGCGTCCGTAATGCGCGAGGTATGCGTGGGCGATGAACGTCGCGACGGCGCGGTTGGTGACTTGGGCGTGCGCGTAATGCGTCCCCATGATCCGGTTCACGTCGCGGACAAGAATCGGTTTGATCTGGAGTGCGCCAAGTTCGCCGTGACGGCCTTTGGCATGATCGTTTCCGTGGGATTCGATTTGAATCAGGGCCGAAAGAAGCAATGGATGCATGATTTGATGCGCGGATGCGGTTTATTCGTGGGATTTGATGCGCGGACAGGGTTTACCGGATAACCGGAGCGGCTTAAAGCCCTTTCGCCTTCGCGATGATGGCGCGAGCAAAGTCCAAGTCGTCGTCGTCGGCCATTGGATGCGCGAGGCGTTCCAGCGCGGAGAGAAGATCGGGGGCGGAGGCGATGAGGATGGCGTTGGCTTCCATTTCATTCGTCGCGCACGGCCAGCTTGGAATGTCGCAAATGCGAACCAATTCGTTGATTTCGTTTCCAGCTTCGATGCTGGCGTATTCGTTCGGGCCGTCGAAAGTCGCTACTTTCCAAGGCGCGGGGGTGTGGCTCACAGGCTACCTCCAATCGCCTTTTCGATGACCGGAGCAATTCTAGCGCGAATCCATTCGGGCGATTCTCCGGCGTTTGCGTAAATCAGAGCCAGCGCCTCCAACATTTCAGGCGCGGAAGCGATGAGGCGAGCGTTGGCCGTTATTTCCAGAGTGTCGGTCATAAGACAGACGGTTTTCCCGTGCTGGTCATGGAAAACGTGCCATTCGCCGTTTTCGCCTTCCGTTGGCGGATGAACCTCCGCGAATTGAGGCACGTTGCAGATGCAGCGGCTCGCGTGATTCGAATGTTTGCCTTCCCATTGCGGATCGGGAACGACAAACCAAGGTCCGGGGGTATGGTTTTTCATTGGGTTCAGGCGTTAATGGTGTAATCAGACGCAAAACGAATGCCTTCGGCGCGGCCTGATTCGGAGCCGCCAAGTTCTAGCTCTTCGGTGAGCGAATTACCCAACTGGCGCGTCCATGCGTGCCAATGTTCGCGTGCGTCGGCGCAGAAAATTCCATCTTCGCGAAGCACGGTTGCAAATGCGTGGAAAAAGTCCTGTTTCACTCCTTCGACCGCATCGTCCATGTCAATGGCGCGGAGAAGATCCGCATCCATGCGGGATAAGGTCATGCGCGGGAGGAGGATTTCGACGGCGAAGTCGCGAGCGTCGGTCCAGATGGAACTATAGGCGTTTGTGCTGAGCCATAAGGAGCCGTCCTGAAATAGATGGTATTTGGATGCGTCCGACGATTCATCTTCGCGAAATGAGTCTGCTATGTCGTCCGCGAACGGCGCGAGAGTTTCGATGAGGTCTTGCTCCTCCCATGACAGGCTGCGACACATAACGTAAGTATGGCGGATGTAGGCCAGTGCGGATTGCGGGAGGTTATCCGGTTTGAAGAATTGCAGGATAACGTCGCGGGAGATGAGCTTTTCAAGGACAGGGAGCAATTTTGGATTCATGATTCGGATTTGATTTGGCAAACCAGGATTTTGATTTACCGCTGCTGCCCACCGTTTCCGATGGACAGGCGCGAGAAATAAAAACTTCCTGGGGTTAAATTTTACTGTCGATTTCTTCAATGGAAACGAATTCCCACTTTTTAATGTCCTGCAATGCGATGCGTGCGTGAATGATCGGACCGTGAAACATCTCGTCGATTTCTGACTGATGTTCGAATGCGGAAACGAGCGATTGAAGCGCGGAGATTACCTTTTGGATTTCGGATTCGGGATATTTTGAGTTCATGATTCGTGATTTATTTCGAGGAGGACTTGTGGCCTACCCTGTCGCAGCACGCTTTTCGGCATGATGCGCGTAGGATAGGTCATTCGGCCAGTGCGCGGAGTGCCTTCAGTGTCGGTTTGCCTTTACCGCCGATTGCGCGCCATGCGGCAACGGATGATTCTCCGTCGTGATTCCAAGTGGAGGCTCCGTCGAGCGTTGCGCGGCAGGATTCTAGGAACCTGTCCAGTTTGTCGGGGTTGGATGCCCAAGGGAGCGCGGAAACGGCTTTGCGGTATTCAGAGAGGAAGGATGATTTATTCATTGGATGCGCGGGGAATTGGTTAGAACTGCTGAATGACGATACCGCCGTCAAAAGTCACGACAGTGGTTTTCCGGCCAAGCCACATTTCAGCCTGATCATTATCTTCTGACTCGAAACCGTAAGCTTTCGCAGCCTCAAGCGCGGAGGGATATTCGGCCCATTCGCAGCAAATCCCGATTGGATCAAGAGTGAGTTCCTCTGCAATTGAGTTTTCGTATTCTTCCAAATATTCGAATAACGCACGGCGTGCGGGGACGGTGAATTGACTTTCGCGTCCGCATAAGCGGAAGGATTCGACGAATTGGAATTCTGAAACGGTGGTTTTCATTGGATTGGATTTATTGAATCGGGAATCGGGATTGATTCGCCGCCGGAGGCTACCGTTTCCGATAGACTCTCGCGGGGAGTCAAAGCGAACCGTTCGATTCGGCAATATCACCCCATGAAGCGATTCTATAGTGTCCATTCATTCGGACAATTGTCGGCGCATAAGTGTCGCCAGTGTTCAGGTACTCAACCCAAGTACCGTTTCTAGTCTGAAAGGCTTCTATGCCGAAAGTTTCCAGTAATGCGTCAAGGCAATGAAGGCGCACGTCCGAAGTGGACGGCGCATGATAGCACTCGCGCACTCGCGCATCACCGGCGGGGAGCGATTCCAGTTCGGAGCGGCGCATTCGGAAGATAGCCTTTGCTTCCTTTCCCTTGCCGGGGAAAACGGATTCGATAGACGTAATGGACGGGGAGCGGAAACGGGGAGCGGAAACGGTGATTGTATTCATGGGATGGGATGGGATGAGATGGGATTTACTTTGCGGAGGGAATGGGCCGGAACTCTAAGCAAGGGCCGGAAACGGAGGCGGAAACGTAATAATCGGACAGATGGAAAGCGGCCCAACGTTCCGAATCGGGAAACGGGAGAATGGCAATGCATTCGTGAGGTTTTCCTTCGTTTCGAATGCGCGGAGTTCTATCTATGCGGAGGCAGAGTTGGGCGAGTGTCTCTTTCATGGGATTTGGATTTGATTTAGTTTGAATACTGAATTCTGGTTTCCATTTCAGAAAACCAGTGGTTCAGGATTCAAAGCTCAGCCAAGGATCGTCTGCTTCGTTGAAGGACAGGCTTTGCGGAGCGTTTCAAGTTCGCCCAAAGTGTCCAAGTCGCAGTCGATTCCCTCATCCTGAAGAGCTGAGCAAATCCCGTCCGTGTCGTCGCCCAGAAGCGAAACGAGAGCGAAATACCTGCTTCGGTTGCTTAGGCTAAACTCCGCCTGAACGGCGCGCCGATAGGCTAGAAAATCAGACGATAAGCCAGCCTCACGGGCTTTGACTTTCGCCCAGTAAACCTCCGTTGGAATACCTGCCTTCAGGTGAACTATCTTCCATCCTTCGCCTCGGTTGCGGAGAACTGTTCCGTTACTGCGGAGGCTGAGTGAACTTTGCAGTGCGTTAACTCTTTCGAGTTCAGTGCCTTGCTTGCTTAGGGTTGCCATAGTTTTATTTAGTAGGGGATTCAGAATTGGGAGCGGAAGAAAATCAGGAAGAAAGCATAGCTGGCGACGACGTAAAGGAAGGCAGAGACTAGGAAGGAGGCGAGTTTTTTAAACGTGGGTTTCATTGGTTGAATTGGTGAACCGTTCACCGTCCACAACCCGTCATTGCTGACAGGCTGGGGACGAGGACCAGTCAGGCTTCAATACCGACACTGGCGCATATTTCGCAGCGTTCGCCTGTCTCGCCTAAGTCACGCAGCGTTTGAAGGCTTCCACAGTCAACGCAAGGACATTGAATCTCTGACAGCCACTTGTCAGGGCCAGCACACATTCCGGCGGTTGCTGCGGGAAGCGTGAAGCCGTTTTGAAGGCGAATGAAACGCTCGCCTGAGGTTGCGGATCGAATGATTTTGTAAGCTTGTTTCTTCATGACGGAGACAGATTAGCATGGGAAAACGGCGGTTCAAAGAAAAAACTCCAAATTTCTTTCGTCGATGGCAAAATGAGCAAAGGGCTGATTTTATTGGGTTTCACATAGGACAGAGTGTGTCCTACCCCATGCAACCAGGTTGCAGAATTGAAAAAAACGAGAGCAAGGGAAACTTGGTTGCGAGCGGTTGCAATCGGAGCTTCGAACCGCCAACCTCTAGGAATGACGGCTAAGGAATGGGAACGGGCGAAAGCTCTCTATGTGTCGGGAAGAGGATGGAAAGCGATTGGAGAGCAATTGAAGCTAAACGTCGATACTCTGAAGAGCAAGGCGAGCAGAGAAGGAGTGACGAAATTGAGGAAGGAGACTGAAGCAATTATCTCTTCAGAGATTTCTGTAAGGACAGAAAAGAGTCTTGAAGCTCTCTCTGCTCTGGTCCGTGGAAAGCTTGCCGAAGACGCGTCTTCGACACTAGAGAGAGTGAACGGTTATTGTCTCGATGGAATTAAAGACGAGGCAACCAGAGAGCAGATAATTGGATCAGTCGCAAAACGGTCAGCACTCGTTTTCGGTTGGTCAGAGGCTGGCGAGGCTTCCAATGTCTCAATAACGCTCCTCGGTTCAATGCCGGACCGATTTGCTGAGGTAGTCGTGTCGAATCCCGTTTGAAGTGAATATAACACACATTGTACAACGCATGGGAGCTAATGGTCAGGATAAGTAAATCTAATGGGACAAAAGGATTGTTTTCCACAGAATGGCACGATTATTGACGTAGGACCTGGCACCCCCTTTGCGGGGTGGCTTCGTTTACGATACCCCCCTCAAAAATTTTCCGTCTTTTTGACCATGTTAAGTAAAATTAAAATTGGTCAAGTTATTTCTCTCAATCAAGCTGAGAGGAAGTTGGCCCACTTCGTAGCCAAGAATCGCAACGGCAATAACCGTCATTTCAACACTACGAACTTGAAGATAAGCACGGATGACCCTGCAACCGTGGATCTGGAGGGCGTATGCGGCGAGATAGCCTTCTGTAAGCTATTCAATGTCTATCCTGACATCGACACGGATCGAGAGCCTCCGCACCCGCTCTACGACGCGATTATCCCTCCCATTCCACCGGGCATTCGCATCGATGTGAAGACGACCAAATACGAGAATGGCAAGCTACTGGTCGATGCGCGCAAGGGTTCTAAGACCGATGGCGTGGATTTCTATGCGCTGATGACGGGTCAATTCCCCGGTCCGTATACGTTCAGGGGATTCATCGCGAAGGAACATATCATCCAGCCGCACAGGATTGGAACGATCATCAAGGGATACAAAACGTACATGGCGGATCAGAGTGAACTGACCGACGAGGTAACTATATTCTAATTGACTCGTGATACATAAAATGTATCCATCCGGCTTATCGACCCTAAGCAAGGCGGAGGCTTGGTCAGCCATCGCAAAACTGTCTAAGCGGCAATGACGCTCCGCATCGGTCAGCGCGTAGGCCGCGAATCCACGTCGTGTGGCATGGGTAGAATGGCCTACCAAATGCAGATAACGTCGGTTTAATTTTTTCTCAATATGGCTTGTCCCAATGTCTTCAACGCCTTCGCCGTAGCGACTGAGTCGCTCGCGCAGGACGTCTATAAACGCGCCTCGTATCGCTCGATGTGGCTCAACATGATTGAGCGCGGAGAGTATCCTCAAGGTACTGGCTTGACCCAGACCTCGTTTACCACCACTTCCATCGAGCCGACTGCGGCTGAGGAGTGGTCGGCCATCACGCTCGCCAGTGGCGAGAACGGTGGCGCTTGCGATGTCACTTACAGCGAGGTTCCGGTCGGCTATAATGCCGTCACTTGGAGTCCTGAGCGTTTCGCCCTCAAAGGTCCGCTCCTGTGTAAGGACGATTTGACCTTCGACCATCGCGTCGAGGCGTTCTTGCGTGTGTACTTGGAGAAGCTCTCGATCCGCGCTCAGCGTTCATGGGAGACTCGCTATCAGAATACGTTCGCAAAGTTCGCGATCAAGGCTGTGGCCGACTCGTCCTTTACTCAGGTCGAGACGATTCCCTCTGGCGTGAATGAGTTCCCGTGGATTCAGACCGGATCGGCTGGTCAGGCGCTCAATCAGTCCACCTCTGAGTTGACTCAGGAGATGCTCGATGTCGCGGCTGCTACGCTGATCCGTAACGGTGCGACGAATCCTGATAGCTCCGGTTTCATATCGTACAGCAGCGATGGTCCGGTATTTCCGCTATACATCGGCTTGGAGGCTTCGCAGCGTATCGCTCAGAACAACCCGGCGTTCCGCGATGACTTGCGCTTCGCTGATCAGGGCAGTGGCGCTGGTGCGGAGTTGCTCAAGCGGATCGGCGCGAACCGGGTGATTAAGAACTATCGCCATGTGCCGAATCTGTTCCCGCCCCGCTTCACCTATGCCGGTGGCAAGTACACGCTTGTTCAGCCGTTCACTAGCGCGAGCGGAACGAAGGGTACTGTGTTCAGCGTCAATTCGAGCTGGACGACTGCTCCGTACGAGGCTGCGTTCATCGTGACTCCGTATGTGTTCAAGTCGCACATCGTGCGGCCCGTGAATCGGGTTGGCGATCTGAGCTGGATGCCGACTAACTACATGGGCGAGTGGCAGTGGGTGACTGGTGCCTACAAGCTCGATGTGGATTGTGCCGATCCGCTGGAGAAGAAGGGTCAGCATTACGCTGAGTTCGTTCACGCAAGTGAGCCAGTATTCACAAACCAAGGAATGACTATCATCTTCCGCCGCTGCACTGGCGCGCTGACTCAGATCATCTGCTCGTAATCGATCAGAAGCTCATACGAAAGATCCGCAGGCGTGAAAATGCTTGCGGGTTTTTCTTTTTGGGACATCGTTGCCTCGGTTGAATCAATAGGTTGAATGTCTTGTAAAGCGCCTCACAACGAGGCACCCCGTCACTGGCCCGAAAAGTTAGTGGCGGGTTTTTTATTGCCCGTTATCGCTTAGACATTGACATCCCAATGGGTCGCGTAATGCTCCCCGTATGCCGTCATTTACGATTCCAAAAGGCGTAGAAATCCCCGAGAACCTTGCGGAGGGCGAAGCGTTCCAGACTATGGCGACTATCGTTCTTGGTAAGGGCGGTAAGGCGGAGGTCATTGAGATTGATGGCGTGGCCATTCCCGGATACGAGAAGAAATCCAAGGGCAAGAAGCTGGCCGAGCGCGGTGAGGAGGAGGAGATGGAGGTAGAGGAGGGTGCGGCTCCCGGCGGCGGTGGATTTATCGCCGAGGTGATGCAGCGTGGCGCTGGTCCGATGGCGCGATAACCAATTTCCAATAGAACGATATGCCAAACATCACATGCGACGAGGCGGCAACGCTCATCAACGAGGCGGCGTCGCTGGGATGTCGCTCACCGTGGGAGGTTGAGTTGGCCAAGTTGGCGCTGGAGAACCGCATTGCGACGTATCTTCAGGGCGGCGGCGCGACACGCGGTGCGTATCGGTCGGTGACGACCAGCGGCAGCGTGGTGAGCGGCGATTACTTCTTGGTCTGCGATGCGACGGCTGGCGCGATTACGCTGACATTGCCCCCGGCGGCGCTGGTTGCTGGTCGTATCTATGTTTTCAAGCGCATCAATGCTGGCGCGAATACGGTGACGGTCGATGCGTACGCGTCCGAGACGATTGACGGAGCGGCCACACATGTGCTGTCCCCGCAATGGAATTCGATTACCATCATTTCGAACGGTACGGCTTGGTTCATCACTTCGCATCCGTTCTAAAATATCATGGCAAACATTTCTTGCGCCGATGCGGCCACACTAATTGCGGAGGCTCAGGGAGCTTCGTGCATGAGTCCGCGTGAACGCATTCTGCTGGAGATTGGCCTACTCTGGGAAGCGGCGACGCTTGGCGGAACAGCGGATATCACGGCGGATAACACGGTGATAAGCGCGGACGTGACGAGCATCACGGCGGACATGACCGAATTTCTGTAGGTCAACGAAACATTCATTTAGTCATATATGTCAAAGCAAACCATCAATATCGGCGCATCGCCGAACGACGGAACGGGGACGCCGCTGCGGACCTCGTTCGATTACACCAACCAGAACTTCACTGAGATATACACCGCTCTTGGCGGTGGTGTCGCCCTTCCCGGCGCGACGACTCAGGTCATCTTCAATGATGGCGGAACGAATCTGGCAGGCGATGCCGGTCTGGTTTACAACAAGACAACCGATGCGCTGACCGTTGCCGGACTCGTTACCGCTGGCTCCGCCACCATCACCGGCGATCTGACGGCTGCTCGATGGTTTCTAACTGGCGGTTCACTTCCCGGACTTGGAAATGGTAATCCGTTCGCCTACCGAATCGGTGGTGGTGGTCTTGGAATTGGTGCGGCTACCGAGACTGGAACGACTGCTCCGATTGTCTTCTACTGCGGAGCCGGTGGTGTTGAGCAGTACCGCATTGCCCCTCTTGGTGTAAATACTTGGAGCGACGGCGCAGGCGGCACTCGGATGACCCTCAACTCTACGGGGTTGGGCGTGGGGGTTACGCCTGCAAACGATAAGCTGCTTGTTCTCAATACAATCGGAATAAATACCGCAACCACTGGAGATTTAACATTCCGCAATTCTGTTGGTACTGCGATTCAGCGTCTGCGGTTTACTGACTCAACCGGAGTGTTGACCATTGGTTCAGCTACTGGAACTTCTTATCAGGTTGAACTTGGTGGTAGCACTTCAGGACGCGCTGTTACGATTGATAATAATGGGAATTTGCTGGTGGGTAAGACGGCGACAAACCTTCAAGTTGTTGGTTGTGAGTTAAAAGCCAATGGAACTGTTTTCTCGACGTTGGTTGATACCACCGATGCAGCAGCATCATCGTATCAGCTTTATTCTACCGGTGCAGCCGCGTATCGTTTCTATGTCGGTCTTGGAGGAACAGTGTTCGCCACCAACACGACCATCTCAGCCATCTCTGATGCTCGCTTAAAGGAGAACGTCCAAGACCTAGACGTTGGTTTGGCTGCGATTCTCGCGCTCAAGCCGCGCAAGTTTGACTGGAAGGCTGGTAAGGGTAAGGACATTAAAGGCGACAGAGGTTTCATTGCTCAAGAGTTTGAGACTGTGTTCCCTAACCTAGTAGACGAGTGGAAAGACCCTGCTCCTGAAGGCGAAGCTCCTTACAAATCCGTTCGCCAAGACCTTATTCCTGTGCTGGTGAAAGCCATCCAAGAACTCACCTCCCGCGTCCAAACCCTCGAAGCCCGCTAATTTATGACCATCCTCTGGATCATCGAACGCCTTCTCGTTAAGCCGACCGAAGGCTCCCTCACCGATGTCGTAATCACCGCCGATTGGCGATGCAACGGCACTCAGGATCAATACAGCGGCACCTGCTACGGCTCCTGCTCGTTCCAGCCGCCGAGTGGTGAGTTCACGCCTTACGAGGATCTGACGCAGGAACAGGTCTTGAACTGGTGCTACGCGAACGGAGTCGATCAAGCGGCGATTGAAGCCAACGTGACGCAGCAGATCGAGAATCAGATCAATCCGCCCGTGGTGACGCTGCCGTTGCCGTGGGTTCCGGTGCCGCCTCCGGTTCCGCCGGTTTTGGTTGCGCCTGTCGAAACTGTCACCGATGCTCCGGCGGCATGATTAAAATTGAACTGACCGTCGAACAAGCGAACACCCTGCTGCAACTCATCGATATCGCCATCAAGGCTGGCGGTTTCCAGAATGCAAAGGTCGGAGTACCTCTGGCCGAAATCATTCTCGAAGCCGCCAAATCGCAGGTTCCGCTCGCTAACTAACCATCACGATGACGGACCACCACGCTTTTATTAGAGACATCTCAATCGGCGTCGGTGGTCCGATCATCGGTATTCTGGGGAACGCGGTATTATCCGATCCTCATCTCAAGACTGCGTCATTAGCTCTTGGCGCGTTCGCCGCGCTTCTAACCTGCGCCGTCAAAGCACTCGAACTGTATCGAAAATTAAAAACAGAAAAATGAATCCTAATCTCGCCTCTCTTGTCCGCCACATCTTGACCGCTGCCGGTGGTTTCCTCGTCGCCAAAGGGTTGGCCAGTGCTGATCAACTCGCTGAACTCGTAGGCGCTGTCGTAAGCATCGCTGGCGTTGGCTGGTCTGTTTACAACAACAAGAAGGCCGCGAAGGCTGCGCCCGACGTCACCAAAGCTGAATGAACTTCTTGGCCGACTTGGTGATGAAGCTGGTTATCTGGCTTCACGCGCTGACGAAGCAAGATGTCACAAGCGAAGATGCGAAAAAACAACCCGATCTTAAGCGTGGTCTGCTTGCTCGCATTGATGAGCATGAGCGTGAGCTGCGCGAGCCGGGTGATTTACGTCCCCCACGGTGAGCCTGTGCGCCTCGCTGAGAGCGTTAAGGCGAAGGTTTGGGTGGTTGACTCTACCGGCAAAACGGTGCGTAGTAATAACCGCATCATCATCCACGAAGGCTGGTATGCACTACCAAAGGACAAATGAGCAATAACGCACCGTACAAAGGTTCACCGTCTGTTAAGGGGAGTGGCAGCGGACCTTACAAGCAGTCCCCTCCACCGAAGCCTCCGGTTAAGCCTGCCCCAAGTGGCAGCGGTCCTTATAAAGGTGGCAGTGGTCCGTATCGTAAGTGATTCAAAGCAAAATCCCCCAGCGGTAACAAAAACCACCGGGGGATAATTACTTCTACGCGTAAGGTCAGCGTCCTAACGACTTTAGGACGTTCGTGACGAAGTCCTCGCTCTTCGAACCATTCGCATTTGATGCACGGGAGCCGCCAGCCGTTGCTTTCGAGCTAACACCGGGTTCACTGCCTCGATACTTCGCTAGTTCGGCTTGTAGGCGCTTGTTTACCTCGACCTGAGAGTAGAGAAGCTCGCGGTATTTAGGCGCGGCAGCGGCCCATAGAGCGGCCTTAGCGAGGTCTTCTTCGCTGTTCTCGCCATTGAAGATCTGCTGGGCGAGGCTAAGTCGGCCAGTTAGTTCCGTATTCCATTCGTCGTCGTTTTCACGCGGCTCAAAGATTTCCAGAGCGCGAGCATTCTCGCTGACCTTTGTCCAAGTTTTATTGGCCGACTCCAATGCAGCGCGAGTGCCTTCCTCGTTGTCCTGCTGGTACTTCGAGATGATCGAGTCGTAATCGGACTTCGCTTCGGACATTTCCGCAGACTTCTCGCCGTTAATCTCGTCGTATTTCACGATCAGAGCGCCAAGTTTCGCCTTCTTAGAGGGCGAAAGACCCTCAACGATGTCGTCGATCTGCGAGTTCCGATAATCGTTCTCAGGCGACTTGAGTAGGCCAACAAGCCTGTCGCCGTCCGTGCCAACAACCGATTTCATCGAGTCGAACACGCCGGTAATCTTGCCTTCGTACTTTTTGACGAAGTTGGGGTGGCGCTCAATGTCGAGAAGTCGAACACGTTCGGAAAGCGTGTCGCGTTCTTCCTGCAAAGTTTTGAGCTGAGCTTCGAAGTTTGGATTGGCAACCTTGCCAGACTTCATCTCCTCAAGCTGCTTGGCCAACTGCGCCTTCTCTTCCTTGATTTTGCGGAAAGCATCAGCGGCCTTCGTAGACTTGATCGTCTCGGGAATGTCCGAGTCATCAGTAGCCGAGGAATCCTCGGTAGCTGGAGCCTTCTCCTTCGGGCTGAACATCCGCTCGATATCCATCTCAGACTTGCTGAGCTTGGTATTCGCGTCGGACTTAGGCTGCGTTTGCTTCTTTTGCTTAGGCTCCTCAGTTACTTGCGAAGCTTTTGCACTAGCCTCTCCAGCGGCGGCATCCTCAAGAGTGTTAGCCTTGAAAGATTCGATGAAGGAGCTTTCGAAATCAGGCGTTTGCGCGGAATTAACGGTCGGTGAGTTCAGTGGTTCTTCCATAAAATGTTAGTATTGTTTTTCAAATGTTGCTTCAGGTTCTCTCGTTGTGTCGGTTACTGCAAGTTTTCGAATGTTTTCGAGGCAATGAGCGTAGCCAGCGGTTACACCGGCAGCGAAAACAATGTCCGATTCCTTGCTTCCTTGGGAGGGCATAGGCACCGGCATCGACTCAGCCACGATGCGTAAAGCCATCCGAAGAATCGGATTTCGTAAAATAAGCGCAAGTTCGGCCTGTTGGCCAGCCGTTGTCCATTCGAGAATGTCTACTTCAGGCAAGTCCATCAGGCTTTTCGCCATCTCCTTGCGGTTCTTCGTCGAGCCTCTTAGCCAGTTCATCATACTTTGATTTCTTGTTTCGTTTTAGTTTATGTCTCTGCGGAATTGGATCGAGAACTTCGTCGAGTTTAATTGGGTTCTCTTTGTTGACGACGTCGCGTTTGGGTCGAATCACCTTCGTCACCTCAAGCAAGTCGGCCAACGGAATCTTGATGTAACCACAGTCCACATCGTTGATTCCGTACGAGACGACAAACTTATTCTTTGCGGTATCGAAGAATGCGCCGCACGGGAAGACGACCGCAGGCAATCCCGGCCACCAATCCTGCTGATTCGTTCCAGTCAGAAGCGGCAGCGTCGTCATGCGGACGATGCGGAAAGGCGGCTTCGCTTCGAAAGCGTAGGCACCCATGTAGTAACGGCGCTTCTTGTTGATCCACGGCAGCGAGCTGTGGAAGAAGGTCCAGTACAAGCCGTCGCACAGGATCGGATTGGAGCCTCCGCGCACCTCGCCAAACTTCCAGAGCGGATTGAACTCGTCGGTGACGTATTCCTCCTCCTTCTCTAAACGCCCATTAAGGCGTACAACGACGTGTGGGTTGGCCGAATACACCATGTGTGGCGCGTTATCGTGGACGAAGTAGAGCCAGTTCTTCTCATGGCCATCGTTGATCATGGCCTGCGCGTAGTTATTGCCGTAGATCATGTCGAAGCGGCCTACGTTCAGGAACTGCTTGTCCAGAAGGAACATGCCCTGATGCGCGTAGCTCTTGAACGGGATAAATGTCGAGCAGCTCACACCGTACTTGTCGCCGAATTTGACGACGCGAGGGTCTTCGAACTGCTCAAGGGGGTAATGGGAGATTAGCTGGGTTAGAGCTTTCTTTGTGGCGCGAAGATCCTGACTCAGCTCGAACACGACGATGTCGTTCTTCTCGATGTAGACATCCTCGTCCTTCTCGCGCTTGTTACGGCAGCGACGGGCAAAAAGCATGATGCGACCATCTGGTTCGAGCATGATTGCCGGGTTGAAGTAGTACGTCCCCGTTTCCTGCGGTAGGACGATTTTGCCAGTCTCCCAATCGGTTTGTTCACTCAGCTTGGGGACGTCATTTTTTGCGTAGCTCATTAGAAACTCGGCAGCGAATTTGATTTCATCGTAGAGAGCGAGCCAATGATCGCGCTCCTCGCGGACCTCGGTCAGATGCTCGTCATGTTCTTTGGTTCGGATCTGGAGCGTTTTGCGAAGGTCTTCGATTTCCTGAAGAAGATCCGCAGGACCATCGCCACCGTTTGCAAATCGTTTGAGAGCTTTAAGGGACAGGCTTCGGATTATGTCTTTCATCATGGATGCAGGTTTGCTCCATCTTGATAGGCCAATCTTGGGAGGATTCCGTAAAACTTCATGTGCGGAATCGAATCAACCAGCATCTGGATGTCGATTGGACACCAAACCTTCTGGTTCGTTTTCATCAGGTCGCAAGCACCGCTGTAGTTGACGTAATAACAGTGGGTACACATGCCTCGCGTTAGCCGGTACACGTTTCCTCCGACATGCTTGTTTTCCTCGTACGGAGAAGCGCAGCAGCTTCCGACGTAGATAACCTGCCAGTCTTCTGGAACATGATCCAACTCTTGCGTGAGCTGTTCTTTCCAGTTTTCAGACTCAAATTTGCAGTCGTCTTCAACGATCAGAAACGGCTGATCTTTCGGATATGCACCTGACTCAACAGCCCATTTAATGGCCGACCACACAGAGAAATGGCTGAGTCCAGCGACGATGGACTTCACCTGCATCCTGCCTTTGTCCTTGGAGTTGTAATACTCCGTTGAAATGCCGCAGTTGGACGCTCTGAAGCCGTAGATTGGAACCGCCTTGATTCCAAAGGATTCCATGTATTTGACGCATTCTTTTTCTCTTGGCCCTTCTGGGAGAGAAACGATGAACGTCGGAGATTTTTCGATGTCTATTTTAATCATGCTGGAACGATGTAGATTACTCCGCGCATTGCGCCGCAGGCTTTTTCAGCCGTGTTGTAGTAATGTTTGTATCCCCTACTTTTAACGCTGTAGATTTTGTCGATCTTTGGCTTGATCCACTCAAACGTGTATTCTTGACCGTTGTAGCCGTCGTAACCAAGGCCACCACCGGGAACCTTGAAGTCGTGAATCGCGATGACAGGAAGAAGTTCGTACTTGGCGATTGCTTCAAGCTCATCGAGCAATGGGCAGTACGAGTTCCAGTGTGCGTCGAGGAAGAAGATCGTGTCGTGTCCTACGCCTCGATGCGGAATGACGTAATCCAAAATCGACTCACTTGAGCCGTGGAAAAGCTCAACGTGAACCTTTTCTTCGGAGAACTTCTTCGAGCAACGCTCAACCAGTTGCTGATCAATTTCGCACGAAACTGTTTTTTGAAAGTTTCTCGCAAGCCAAACCGTTGTATCGCCTTCGTTTGTCCCAGTCTCAACAGCGGTCGTAAGGCTGTACTTGTCTCGCAAACTTAGAAACTCCTCTTGAATGAACGTGTCTCCGTTAAATGGTGAACCCATAGTTTTTAGATTTGATTTAAATTCTCTCCGTCAAAGTCAAAGTAATCGCAATCTCCAACTGGCTTAAATTCTCCGCTTTTTCTGTAAAGTTCCCGCTCTTGAATTAGATTGAAGCTAGTGTCGATTGTTTTAAAATTCTTTTCTACATGCAAATTTTTGTATTCAAGATCGTCCATAAACTTGCAGAAAGAAGCTCTAACATCTTCGTGTCTTTTGTAATCTGATTTGAAAACTCGTTTTGCATAAAAATCATCATTGGGATTTTCATCGCACCAGTGCATCGGACCGTCTTCAATTATCTGGCAGTTTTTGTTGAAAAACAACTTGTCCGCATAACCAGCTAATTCCAATCTGATTCCAAAATTGCAATCTTCGCACCCTTTTCTTGCAAAGAATTCATCGTAACCATTTATTTTTTCAAGAAACTCGACCGGAATACTGATGTTGCTTCCAAATGCCCATCCACCTCGAATCGATATTTTTTCATCTCCCGTTTGAGCTGGAGAACGGGCGTCTTCCTGATCTACCTTGAAGCTTAAGATTTTGTTGTTTTCTATAACTATTTTAGAAACCTTTTTGTAAGATCCACAAAGAACAATCTTATCTTCAGCAGCTTTTCTGTGATAGTTTATCCATCCATCACACAGCGCGCTTAGATCATCGACAAAAACAATATGGTCATGTTCTGCAACGAGGATTCCGGTGTTTCTGGTCGCAGAAACATCAAAGAAATTGATTTTTGTTTTTCGATGTTTTCCTATCCAAATCGATGGTTTGGGAGATATGTGCAGATATTCAAATCTGCCATTCACGATTTTCTTTAGCTTTTCTTTTCTGTCCTCTTCGTAGTCAACGAAAGAGTCGATGAAGACAATCTGATCGGTGACAACTCCTGATTCGTACTGGGAAATCAAGGTTTCAACGAACCATTGAAACATCGGCTGCTTTCTAGCCGTTACATAGTTGATCGATAATTTTATGCCCATTTTTCATCCCTGACGCGACAAGTTGGATTCCGCAGTTGCGTTCGCACGCTGAATATCAGCGGTTGTCTTCGCATTCCGGCGTGACAAATCTGCCATCGCCTTCGTGTTCTGACGCTGGATGTTGGCCATAGTCTCGGCGTTTTGGCGAGCGATTTTCGCCTGAACCTCCGCGTTCATCACGGCGGTGCGAGGATCAGAGCCTTGCTGAATTGCTTGAGCCTGCTGCTGCTGAGCCATCGCTTGCTGCTGCTCTTGGAGCATCTGGCCAAGCTGCTCGACGGTCTGCCCGAGCATTCCAAGCTGCTGGACGTACGCATCGACCTGCTGCTTGCGCGACGGATCGGTTGCCAGCCTCTGGATGTGCTGCTGAACATGCCGACCAATACCCTGCATGAAGAGCATAATTTCCTCTGGGTTTCCGCCACCTTGAAGCGAGGACGCTGCTTCGTTCGCCGCGCCAAGGTGAGTCTCGATGTGGATAATCTGATTCTGCGTATCGGTGACGAGCGGCATGTTGCCCTGACGTAGTGAGGCGTGTTCCAGAACGGCCAGAGCGGCTTGATCCTGCGTGCGAGACGACTGGAGCTGCGAAGGTAGATAACGATCCACCATCTGTTGGCCAACCTGTGCGGCAATATAGTCTTTGAGCAGGTTAATTTTGCCGCCCTCTGGAAGCGAACCGGACAACTGGAGAAGCGAACCGAGGAGCTGTTGCTTAGCAAACTGTGAACCTTGGCCCACAGTCCTAGTCGCTTCAACGTAGTCGATATCGATCATCGCCTGCACAGGAACACCACGCTCTTTGCATCGACGCTGGAACTCGATGGCGTCCTTATCGGACTTCGTAATCGGGTTCAGATTAGGATTCGAAGCGCGGTTGTACCGCTCCTCAAAAAAAGAATCGAGCTGAGTGTAATACCGGCTCAATTGGGTTTTACCGATGGCGGACTGCTGCGAGACGATGGCTTGGACTTCCGTCGCTGTACGGGGGTTGCCCTGCGGCTTGTTGAGCGATTGGCGATACTGAGAGAGATTGCCTTGAAGAACATTTTCAAGGTCCGCATTGACCGCCATTGGAGCATCCAGAACTCCAGCAATATTCTGCTGAACGACTTCGTAATCTGGCGGAAGAATGGCATACGGTCCTTGCTGTACGACGCTTGTCTTGCTCAGCGCATTGGCGTTCAGGGGTCGGAATAGAATCTGAGTCCTCGCAAACGCGCTATCTACCATTGAGCAGCGAAGACGATTCTTTAGCTCCATCGGCTGAAGCATCTTGATGCCCAAGCCCTTAACGCCGTGATGCTCGCCGTCGCCACGGTCGTAGTACATCGGATGAATGACCTGCTCCCACCGGCTGAACCGGCGAAGCTTGCGATACATAAAGCTCTCGCTGTCGCGTTCGTCGATGATTACATGGCTGATCTGACCATCGAATTCCTTGTAGAAAACGTGGCACATCAAGACCACCTCGGAACGAGCGGAAAACGTGATGTCGTTTGAGCGAAGCTGCTTCTGGAAGAACTCCCAGTCGTACTGAACGCCTGAGCGATACGGCTCGGGCATCGCCGCACGAATGCGCTGGCGGACATAATCGACATCCCAACCGGAAGCTTTTGCCGCCTTTTCGTCTTGGATCTTCTCGAACAGATCATCCACGCCCATGCGCGTGCGGACGCAGGCCACCTTCCAGTCGCTTACGTTTGACTTAGTGCCGTCTGGGACGAGCAGATCCGTCGCCATGATGGCTTTGCAGCGCCAGTTGGTGTTGTCCTCGAAGATCAGCGGACCATCGCCAATAAGAACCATCTCACGCTGCGAGAGCTGCATGATATAATCAAAGTCCTTGTCGAGCTTTTGGAGCCGGTCAAACTCCTCGGTGATGATCTTCGACCATTCCTCCCGCTTATCCATGTCGTTGCCGTACGCGGTACGAATGTTCGTGTAGGTCGGAACCTCGGCGAACACGTCGTAGAAGGCGGACATTGCCAGCGTGAGGAACGCTTCCGACTCGCGGAAGTTGACGTTGGTGCGGAACGCTTGGTTGTTGCGGCGCAGTTCTGCTGGATTGTACGGAGGATTTCCATCGACCAGACCGCGCAGCTTGGCTCGCGTACTATTACGCAGCTCATCAGCCATGATAAGCTTCTGGAAGATTTCGCGAGCGGATGCCGCGTCGGCTATGCGCGTTTCAGGCGCTTTGCCGTCTTCGTTGATAGTTTCAAGCGGCAGTTGGGCTAGGTTTCCGTACATGGTCGTTTTTTCCAGCAGTGAGCCGGAAGGTTTTCGTTCTCTGTAGCGTCCGAGAATTTATGAAGGGTTTCAATGGGAAACCAAACCATGCTTCTGATAAAGCAACCGCAAAACTCGCAGCTTTGCAGGCTTTCGTCTACCGGAGTGCTGCCGTGTTGAGAGAAAGTTTTGACAGCATCCTTCAATACACGGGCGTTGCATCCGGTGCATCCAAGTGGTTTTCGGTTGAACGAACAAGTTGAGCAGATGCTTGCGCGTCGATTTGCTTCCGCCTGATCCACCTTACCGCCGCCAACCGTAAGTCCGTGGAGAAGACTCATGCTGAACCGAATGACGTCTCCGATCTGAAGCGATTTACGTCCCTCTGGCTTGGGAACATTAACTTCGTTGTAAGAGCAATTGGCACCGTTACGACACGCATATTCGGTGATTAAATCGTCAAGGTTGCTCGGAATTTGAATAGCGTTCGCCGTGTAGTGATTGCGGACAAACTCATGGAGCTGCGCCCACGATCCTCCGGGTACTTCAATCCCAGTTTCAGGAATGCGGTAATGCCATCCGCCGGGGATGACCATGTGTTCGTTCAGAACTTTGTAACCAGTGGTTTTGCTCATGCTTCAATCGTTTCGTCGTAGTAAATTGAATCTGCGTCCTTCACTAGCTTTTCCCACACCTTGTCCATCTTCGTGAAGCGCGGCTCTAAAACAGCAGTTTTGCGGACTAGATCAAGCAAGACTACAGCAGCGTCGGCCAAATCAGGCGATTTTCCGGTCCGTTGCTTCATCACGGTCTTGGATTCGACCGATATCTTTCGCTTCGAATCATCGAACATACGGGCGCAGAACTCTTGCAACGTCTCGATGTCCATGCCTCCTAAACGCTCCTCAACGGCCCATTTACGCATCGAGAACCAGAGTTCCGTTACCTTTCTATCGTAAGCCTCATTGCATGGCCTACTGTCCTCGTCGCTGACAGGAATCGTTGATGGCGAGCCACCGAACTCAACGCGATGAATTACGCCCCATTCGCGGGTCAAGATGTCAGCCAACCCACCGCCTTCACCGCTTGAATCCAGACCAAACTTGTCCGGTGGAACGCCGCGCTTGTTGCATTCCTCTTTAACCCGATTGGCTATCTGGTAATGCACCGGCTCCGTTAGCTGAGCGTTGACGGATATGTGGATGATGTCTTGAAAAAGTATGCTGACCTTGTCGTTTGCGGTGCCAACTTTGGCAAAGCGAAGGATACATCTGTCGCCGCCAAAGCCCGGATCAAGACCGGCAACGATTTGGACGTTGGTCGTAAACACCAAACTTTTTGTAGGTGTGTGCGTCTCGATCAGTGATTCGGACAAGACCGTCTTGACCATGCCGTCTGGCGACCAGAATCCGCGTGTGTACTTCCAAAACGTAGGGCTTTGCTCGCCCTCATGTCGCATAGCCGACAAGACCTGATCCTGAGTAATGAGGTACGGATACTTTGTGCGCCCCTCGCTGATGTTGGGCGACTTCATGCCGTCAAAGCGTCGGCACATCCCGCGTTCTGTTAGCCAATGCTGGTCTTCAATCGTTACGCTGCGCCAGCCTTTTGCCGGTGTACAGAAGCGTCCATGCGGATCAAACTTTGAGGCAGGGTTTCCAATGACCAACATCTTGAACTCGCGGCAACCCTTAGAAAGGTTCGTACACGCTTCGAAAGCCGCTTCAGGCGTATCCGTAGCTTCGTCGATAATAACCATCACACGCTCGGCGTGGATACCCTGAATGTTGGCCACAGCCTTCGATGTGTTGCCCTCGGCGACGGCGATAGCGGAAATTGAATGCCGGTCGTCTCCTTTGATAGCTTGAAGACTCATCTTCGAATCGACCATGTTTCCGGGGAATCCGCGTGATTTCCGAACAAGATCCTGAAGATTGGCCCACATACGCTTTCGGATCATCTTTGCCGTCGTAGACGTGAGAACAACGGTTGTCTTGGAGGGGTTTGCCAGCCACCAAACAGTCGCAAAGAGCGTCGCGCCGAAAGTCTTTCCGCTCGCACCGCAACCGGCCCATCCGACGTAGTCGTGTTCGCAAAGACCTTCGACTTGTGCTTCGAGCCACGGGTTCCAGCTCATCTTCGGCCATAACATTTTCGTGGCGTTACGAAAATGATCGAAAGTGCCTAGTCCGCCCTCATTCGGTTGGAGCCGATTTCGGAATGCGTAGAGTTCCAGTTCTAGGTCTGGAATCTTGACGGGCGAACGAATCCCGTACTTGTGGTCGATCAATGGATGCTCTGACACTTGCTCTGGCATAGTTTGGCCTTGCATTAGTTCTCGCTGGACTTGACGGTCTGGCAAAGGAAAAATATGCCGTCGCAACTTGTTTCTTCAACCGGCTGTTGCCAGCCTTGCGATACCGTTCCGGTTGTCGTGAACGTCCCCGGACCACAGGGTGCTGCGGGTACTAACGGAACGAACGGCGCTGCTGGCGTCAACGTGTTCAGCTTCACAACTGCGTCGTTTATAGTTCCAGCGTTTGGGTCGTCGGTCGTTGTTCCTCTTGCCGTAACTTCGTTTCTCCCAGAATCGGCTTCTGGACAGTTTTTTGTCTCAGTTCAGGGGTGCGGTTACTTGCAGGTAATGGACGTAACCGGACTCAATGTAACGCTTAAAAACCCGCTTGCAGGCGTTCTTGGAGTACCGAACGCAATTCCGACGACGGTAATAGCAACCAACGCGATTGTGACTTTGGCAGGTGCGCTTGGCGCTACGGGTGCGGCAGGAGCGTCTGGCGGAGCATCCTCCGCAGCGACGTACATTGTTCGAACTCCCGACGCATCGGTTCCGAGTGCGACGGCGCTCAATTCATTTTCATCTGGTTATCTCAAGACCCAAGGGTCGAGCGGATCTGGGTTTCTATCGACCGTTGCAACGGTTCCAGTGGGCGATATTAGCGGCGTGTTGCCGGTCGCAAACGGTGGAACGAACCTATCGACCGTACCTACCAATGGCCAACTGCTCATTGGCAACGGAACGGGATACACGCTGGCAAGTCTGACCGCAGGCTCAAACATCACGATTACTCCCGGTGCAGGAACGATCAGCATCGCATCGACGGCCAGCGGAGCAGCGTTCAACTACGTCACGTTTACGCGGAGGGTGACTGGTCTTGGAGCTGCAAATGCCCCGAATGTCAGTTCAACTTCGGCAAGCAATCCATACAGCACATCTGTTTACACGACAGCGTCTTACGCTGGCCTTGATTCAGCTTCTGGATTCACCGCTTCAAGCGGTCGGTTTACGGTTCCGTACACCGGATACTACAGAATAGACGCTTATTTCAATCTTGATGCGGTAGGAGCAACCGCAAACGTTACTGTTTTTATCAGAAGAAACGGCTCTGATGTTTTAGCGTCAAAATCATTCGTTGTTACATCCAGTGGATACAATCCAGTATCTCTTGTTTATATTGATCAAGCAACCGCTCTAACTGATTTTTATGAGGTTTTGATTGGTACAGATCAAAATCTTTACGTCGATCAAGGCTCCTCATTCTCTGTCCAACGGATTCAGGCTTAAGCCATGAGCGAACGCGCACCACGGCGGTACACGGATGGGTCTGTCACCTTTGAGGGTGGCATTGACGCTGGTGTGATGCCGTCTGAGGTGGACAAGAATCAAGTCGCCTTCGCAGTCAATGCCAGCTTTCGGCAGGGATTCATCTCTCCTCGACCCGGTTTTATTCAGAAAGATTACGACGTATGCTTGTCGATTACGGCAGACAGTACCCTCGTCACTGCGGATCAAACCAATGTCACGGCTGACGGCTACTCCGAGGAGTGCTATGGTTCTAGCAATTTGACCGGCGTGTTCCAGTGTGCGCTTCCATACATCGGCGACAATGGAGCGACGTTCATTCTGATGCTAATCAGTGGTAAAGTGTGGCTTTACGACTGCCTTCAGAACAGCGTTCAGAACCTTTCAGCTTCGCCCAATCTTGAGAACCCATCGAACATACTCGATGGCTGGATGGTTCAGGCTGAGAACTTTGTCGTCATTCAAGACGGTCAGAGCGCACCGCTGATCTTCAACGGATCAAGTCTGCGCCGCGCAACCACCGACGAAATCAAGTGCGGAAGAGTAATGGCCTACGTCAACGGACGTATCTGGTACGCTCTTGCAAATGGATTCTCATTCAGAGCAACGGACATTGTTTATGGAGATGGCACGCGAGCGAGTGTTCTCAAAGAAACCGAGAACACCTTCCTCAACGAAGGCGGAGACTTTGCGGTTCCGTCGGATTCAGGAGGAATCACTGCAATGGCCGTCCCCGGCGATCCAGATACGTCGCTTGGTCAAGGTCCGCTCCTAGTCTTTACTCCTCGATACGTCTTCTCGGTTCAAGCTCCTGTTGATCGTGATACATGGAAGAACCTGAGCTATCCGATTCAGGCTATCAGCTTGCTAACCAGCGGTGCGCTTGGCGCTAGGTCGGCCATTACTGTCAACGGCGACGTGTTCTACCGCGCAGTCGATGGCGTCCGCTCGTTCATCATTGCTCGCCGCTCGTTCACTGATCCGGGGAATACGCCGATCAGTGGCGAGATTCTGAACATTGTTGAGAACGATCAAACCAGTCTTCTGTGGTCTGGATCTGCGGTCGTGTTCGACAATCGATTGCTGATGACCGCACAGCCTCGGTATAATGCCCAAGGCGTTATCCACAAGGCGCTGATGGTTTTGGATTTCGACCTGATTACGTCGATGCGGAAAAAGTTTCCTCCCGCGTGGGCAGGAATCTGGACTGGACTCGATGTGTTGCAGGTCTTGAAGACGGAAAGCGTTTACGGCGACAGATGCTTTTCGATTGCTCGCGGCGAAAACGGAACAATCCAGATTTGGGAAATCAGCAAGGGCGATAAGTTTGACAACAACATTGCTGACGGAAAGAAGGAGATTCAGTGGCTGGTTCACACTCGCGCCTACAACTTTGAGATTCCGTTTGGATTAAAGCGGCTTGATTCGGGCGACATCTTTATTGATTCGTTGGACGGAGACACTTCTTTCAATGTCGAGTATCGACCCGATCAGTACCCCGGATGGATTGAGTGGGCAGACTGGGCCGAATGCGCGACAACTTTGCAGTGCCAACCTGCTTGTCCGCTGGTCAATTTCCAGCCGCAGTACAGGCCGAAGATGCGCTTGCCGACTCCTTCGGATATCCCGTGCAATTCAAGCATCAGCACACCGACTCGAAATATGTACGAGGTTCAAATGAGCCTGACAGTTACGGGATATTGCCGCATCAAGAGCATCCGAGTTCACGCTTACGACGTTCAGGAACCTGCGGTGGGCGAGTGCCTTGTTTTCGAAGGATGCAAGACTCTTGATGCTTGCGACGTAAACCCGTTTACCTACACATCGGAATAGTATGCCAAACCTAACCCTAATCACGCTTACACCTCCAAGTCTTCCGGTGAGTTATTGTCCGTTGAACTACCAGAACTTGGCCAACGATATCATCGGAGGCACGCAAGCCGTTTTCAACAGCACGATTGGAAACTCGTTCTTTAATTTTGGACCGACGTATCCGGCGATCAACAATCGGATTTATCCGTGGCTTGATGAAAATGGTCAGTGGTGGATTTTCGATCAGGGATTCTGGACTTATAAAAACACGGTTGCGGCGAATGGTTATGATCGTCGCATCTTTGTTGGAACGACCACGGATCTTCTCTCGTACGACGGCGGTGATGGAACTTCCGGCACTCCGACTAATTACACCGGAGCGATGTGGATGGTTGATACCTCGTTTGACGCTCGATTCCCGGTCGGTGTTGGCGCTTTTGCGGCGAGCGGTGCGGTTGCCGTCAATGGAACCGCAACTGCCACATCAATCGTTGGCGAAGATCAACACAAGCTGACTGTTCCAGAGACTCCGTTCAACGAACACACGCATGGTGTTGCTCAGTTGATTGCTCCAGCAAACGACGATTATTACCTCGTCAACAAGTCTTGGAGCGGACTCGGTTCGTACCCCACACAGATCCTTCAAGGTGCTGCTGGAAGCGGTGGAGGCGGAGCTGGTCCAAGCATCACTACTGGCGACATTGGAACCACCAATGCCGACAAGACCGGCAACGATACCCAGAACGCTGTCGCCCACAACAACCTTCCTCCGTTCTACGGCGTTTACTTCATCAAGCGAACGAGCCGAATCTATTACACCAAATGAAGCTAATCGTTCAGGACATTCGCTCGACAATCGCCCGTGTAGTCGGCGTCTGCGTCGATGACCCTCGCGTTTACGACTACATCAATCAAGCGTGCCGACGGCTTCTGCACAAGGGATTGTGGGCAGGCGCGTACGGACGCTTCACTATCCACACCGTTGGAGGGTGCATCACTTGGCCGCGTCATATTGAAACCATCGAATCCGTGGCTGATTGCTGCGGCGTAGGAACGGTTCGCAATCAATGGTTCGAGTTTCAGGAAAGCGGATACGGACTGCTCGGCGAGAGCAATGGCGCGTGCGTTGGCAAGCAGCTTGTGGATCGTGGCACCGTGGTTTCTTACCGCGACATGTCCGGCGAGACGAATAGCTTCATCCGAGTCTATCCCGGTGACGCTTCTGACGTTGGCAAGACCATCACCCTGCAAGGTGTCGATCAGAACGGGCAATGGATTCGCACACTGTCTGGCGGCGTGTGGATCGACGGCGAGAAGCTGACCCTCGCGTTGCCGTACGTTCAATCGACCAAGAAGTTCATATCGCTGACCGGCGTCATTCGTCAGGCAACCAACACGTCGAGCCGGTTGTACGAATACAATGCAACGACATTGCTGGAGCTTGATCTGGCAGTTTACGACCCTGATGAAACTTTGCCGCAGTACCGTCGCAGTTATCTGACGGATCGATGCAACAACGACGAGGATAAGCCGGTGACGGTCATGGCAAAGATGCGCCATATCAACGCAACGAGCGTCAATGACTACCTCATTCCGCCTTCTCCAGATGCTATCAAGCTGATGGTCATGGCGATTCGTAAGGAGGAGAACGATTTGATTCAGGAAGCAGTGGCCTACGAAGCCAAAGCAGTTCAAGCTGTTCAGGAGCAAACGATGCAATACCTTGGGGACGCAGTCGCAACGATCCGAATGGTCGGCGTCGGATTAAACGGCGGTGGATTCTCCCAATGGTTCTGAACCAAAAAGAATAATTTATGGCAATAGGACTTGGAGCGGCAATTTTAGGTGGAGCAGGAATCTCGGCAGCGGGAAGCCTGCTCGGCGGACTTTTTGGTGGCAAGAAGCCCAAGGTGCCTGAGCTAAAGCCGATTGATTTTGCGGGAGAACAGCGGCAGGCGATTCAGCAGAATATCGCATCGCTTGAGCCTGCAACCGAGTTGGCCACCAAGACGACCGCCGCCGAGCAATCACAGCTTGAGGCGCAGCTTCGTCGTGCGATTCCCGGTTACGACCAATTGATTCAACAGGCTGGAAAGAACATAGGATCAGCTTTGCGTGGCGAGGTTTCTCAAGATGTTGCTTCTCAGCTTCAACGATCTTCTGCTGGACGTGCGCTTAGCGGAGGGTATGGCGCTGGTTCGGGCGTTGGTAGAAATCTGGCCGCTCGCGACTTTGGCCTGACATCGATGCAGATCCAGAATCAAGGTCTTGCTCAGGCTCAGAACTTCATTCAGCAGCAACGTACGATGGGCATGGCGCAACCGTTCTCAATCAGCAGCATGTTTATTACGCCTGCTCAGCGCATTGGAGCCATTCAGCAACAACAGTCGGCCATGTACGGTCGTGATTTGACTGCCGCTCAGGTTGCTGCCGCTCCGTCTCCGATGCAGCAATCGGCTCAAACCGCGTTCACTAATTTTGGAGGGATTGCTGGAGGCGCTCTGTCTCAATATGGGATGTATCAAGGATTGATGCAGCAGCAACCGGGAGCGTATCGACCACAATCGTACAATCCTCAGAACGATTCTGAGATTTATCCGAATCTCTACGCACCGACTCCAACGAGGTCGGATATCACACCGCTTTCTACGAGTCTATTCCCGGAGTACGGCTCCTCAAACTACAGACCTTGATTTATGGCTGACCAATCTCTTCAAGCATTTCAGCTAGGCGCATCGCTGTTTGACCGCGCACAAACGCAGCAGCGGATGATGGAGCAATTGCAGGTGCAGACGGCTCAACAGGTCATGCAACAGCGTCAGTCGGATCTTCAGAACAAGATCCAGTCGAATGCTTATGCTCAGGCGTTGGCGGAGCAGGAAGCTCAGGTTAATGAGTTTGATGCTTTTCAAACATTTAATAATGATGTTTCAAACTTCTTAAATAGCCAAGAAGTGGGAGCTAAAATGCCTGCAATGCCTAGATTTAAGTCTAAGACTTTTAATCAAGAAGCAATAAAGGCAATAAGCGGACTTGAGCAGTATTCCGCTCGGGCTGAACTTATTAAACAGCAAGCAAAGACCGCTGCTTTTACGGATCAGATTGAGGCAAAACGAATTGAGGACGCTCGAAAATATGGTGCATTAACGCGCACCGCTGATGGAAAGTACGTCATTGATGATGCGTTGATTGCTAAAAAGCGCACAGAAGAAGAGCAGCTTGGGAAAGCGTCGAAACTTGGAACTTTGGGGCGTCTTGGAAAAAACACCGTTCAGAGCATGATCGACTCTGGGCAGATTCCTCAAGAAATTGCTCCTCAAGCTCTTCTTGCCGCAGAAAGTTTCGAAAAATCAAAAACAGGCGCAGTCGGAAAGAATACAGATCTGTTTATTGAAGCTGCCAAGGCTAAGGCTAAGGCTTCTGGACAAGAGATTACACCAGTCAAGGAAGCTGAACTGAGGCAGACATTTATCGGCGGCGGCGGACGGCTCAAGCCGCTTGAGGCAAAAACCGCCACAAAGCTGGAGGACGAGTTTGCTGTCATGGAGACGATTGATTCTCTTCAAGATGGAATTGCCGAGTTTGAAAAACAGTATCCCGGCAAAAAGTTTACAGATTTTCTTGGGGCAATACCCTCAACTGAAATCAAGATTCGTTCGTTGATTCAAACCGAAAAAGATCCAATGAAGCAAGACGCTTTGGAGTTATTGGCCGACTTCATGGGCGTCGTTAATCGCACCGCAAGAACAACTTCCGGTCTGAACGTAACCGAAAGCGAGGGAAAGCGAATCGCTCAGGAAATTGGCGGATCTTTCGACAAGAACTCCATTATCAAGCTCGACCAGTTTAGGAAACGAATTGAACGAAGTGCGCGTGGAACAATTGGTAGAAATATCGACAAGGCACTTCCTTCATTTTACGAGCGATGGTCTACAACTCCATTTGGAACCAGAACCACTGCTTCATACTCTGTTCCCGGTGTTTCATTTCAATCAAATGCTCAGTCAATGGAATCGACAAGTCTTGAGGATATTCAGCGCTTGATTCAGCAGTTGAAAGCAGAGAACGAACAGCAATAAAAATATGCCATTATCACCTGAAAAAGCTGCTTTGCTTCAACGACTTGAGTCGGAAGTTGCTCGTCGAATGGCGTCTAGCAACGCTGTGCCGGATCAATCTTCCGTTCCTCAAGTTGAAGCTGCTGCCGCTGTAGGATCGACGGCTCAGTTGAATCAGGCGGTTCAGGATGCTTCTCAAATTGGGCAAAGACAGTTGGCCACTGGTGCATTCATGCCATCAGTCGATCAGGAGAAGCTTAGGCAAGATATTGGCACTGCAACTACAACCGCTGCCCGTGTTGCTCCTGCACTTGCAGCGGCTCCGTTTACTGGAGGCATGTCGATTCCCGCCATGATGGGAACTGGGGCTTTGTCTTCAGCAATCGGAGAGGCTGTTGGACAAACGCTCGAAAAGCTTTTTGGAAGGAGAGAAGATTACTCTGGTCGAGAGATTGCCGCATCTGCTGTTACAGGAGCCGCCCCAATCTTGCCTGGAGGAGGAATTCTAAAGCCGCTGGCAAACATTGCCATGCAAGGCGCTGGTGGAGTTGCTGGAGAGGCTGTTAGAACCGGAGAATTCAAGCCAGAGGCTGGAATTGTTCCTGCGGCATTAACTGCTGGATTTCAAGTTCCCGGCGCAATTGCTGGTCGAGCCGGCGCTGGATTTGAACGTGCTGCCGAGCGAGCAGCCACGGTGGAGAGAATTGGTGAGGGAGTTCAGCCTACGTTCGGTCAGGCGATGCCTCGTTTCGCTGGTCTTGAATCAAGAATTGAATCTCGCGCTGGGATGCCCCCAATCACCGAGCAGCTTGCTCGTCAAGGTGAGCAGATTAAAACCGCAGTTCAAAAGTTAACCGGCGTCGCGGCTGAAGGAGCCGACACGCTAACACAAAAACTTCTTGGCGCACTGAGTGCCAATGAAATTGACGACATCGCAAACGCTTCAAGAAATCTAAAAGACGCTGAAACGATTTTGGAATCTGCTCGCGGACAAGCGCAGAAACAGGCTCAGCAACGAGCAGTAGATCAGGCGCTTCAGGCATATCAGGACACGGTGAAAAACACCTTGTTCAAAGGTCAGGACATTTCCGCGTTTCGTGTTGTTCCTGCTGGCCAACAAATTGAATCGCTCGCAGATCAGGCGAAGACGGCGATTAAAGCTGAAGCGAACAGAATCTACGGACCTGCCAACGCGGTTGAAAACGATCAGAAATTCAACCTTTTCAAGCCTGTTGGAAACAACCCTTCTTTTGCCTCTCAGGCAAATGAGTTGCTGGCTCAAATTCCAGACATTCATGCCTCTGGCTTGAAAGAGGCTAGAAAGCTGTTGTCGAGGGCCGAGACGGTGATGACTCCATCATCAATGGACCCGACGCGGCCTGTGACAGTTTCGGCGCCGCAAAAGGCCAGCTTAAAGGAGCTGAAAGACCTTCGAGATGAGCTTTACGATTTTGCTGACTATGCTGGGGAAGCCATTGGAAACAGTCAGCAGAGGCAGGTTAAAAATCTCGCAACCACTCTTTCCCAAACGATTGCCGATCAAGCTCCAGAAGCCATAGGCGCTGAAGCTGCTGCGGCAAGAGCTGCCGGTGACGAGTTTTATGCGGCAACACGACCGAAGCTGAATCTTTTCGGAGTTCGCAGGGCGTTCGCTCCAGAAACCGTGGAGCGTGGCCAGCTTGGTCAGGCAATGGTCAGCGGAGTCAAAGCTCAAGGCTTGCTTGCCCCTGAATTTGCGAATGTCGAATCACTTGTTAACACGCTAAAATCCCGTGGAGTTGCAAACGCTCCCGATCTTCAGGATGTGTACTCGTCTATCCGATCTGGAATTGTCAGCGACGCAACAGACAAAGCCACTGGAGCAATCGACTACAAAAAGCTTGCCGGAACAATCAACAACCTAGAAACGCAGAGTCCCGGCGCACTTGAGAAGGTTGGTCTTGGATCAAAAGATCAGCTTTCGAAGTTTGTCAATTTCCTTGAAAGCACCGGCCAGAAAACTGGTCCTCAAGCGTTGCTGGACATTTTGCAGACCAAAACACCTGCCGGATTTGCTGTAGCATCTGAAGCGGTTCAGTTGCTTCCAAATGTGAAGGATGTTGGATCTGTTGTTCGGTATCTTGAACGCGAGGCGGTTGCTGGAAACAAGCTGGCCAAAGAAGCGTTGATTTCGACTCGCGCTAGAGAGATTGAAGATATTCTTTTGGCCGAGACTGTTCTCGGTGGCAAAGGGCCGAATCTCAAAGGTGTTTTCAAAATAAATCGAACTGAACAGATTCTTGGGCCGACTCTGTACAAGCAAATTGTTGACGACATCATTCCTGGCTACAAAACCATCTTAATGGCTGAACGTGCTGCTGGTGGTGGCGGTGCGCTTGTATCTGGTCAGGCTGCTGAAGAGTTGGTTGCTGGAATTCCTCAATCAGCTCTTAAGGTTGCCGCTGGAAAGCCAGTTGAAGGAATCATGGGTGTAATCGGAACTGCGGTAAATGCTGGGTTCTACAATGTCGCAGCAAAGGCTCTGGCTCGCGCATCTGGATCTGCTGGTTATCGTAGCGCCGCAGATACGGCTCGAATTTTTGAGAAGTTCTCAAACATTCCTCGGGCGTCACTTTACGATGCTCTGAGCAAGTACGCTGACACCGGAGAACTTCCGAAATGAAAACCTCCCTCTCCAAGAAAGGTAACACCTATCAGGGCAAGAAGGTGACGCTGAACAAGCCCTTCTACACGCCGGGTGAGCGTAAGAAGAGCGCGGTGTACGTTAAGAATCCGGCGGACAAGGTTGTCATCGTTCGTTTCGGCGATCCTGACATGACGATCAAGAAGTCGAATCCTGAGCGTCGCAAGAATTTCCGTGCGCGGCATAACTGTGCGGAGGCGAAGGACAAGACGACGCCTAAATTTTGGAGCTGCGCCGCTTGGATTCTGGCGATTGTTCTGTCGGTTTTAACCTCAAACCCTATTTGAATTTATGGACAAGATGAAACTTGGTGGTGGCGGGCGTTACGAGAAGCTTATCGGCTCTCTTGAGAAGAAGGGCGTTCGCGATCCTCGCGCTCTTGCGGCCTACATTGGTCGTAAGAAGCTCGGCAAGGCGAAGTTCCAATCGCTCGCCGCGAAAGGTCGTCGCCGCGCTGAGCGCAAGTCTAACGCTTAGGATAGCGTCCTTTGACGTACGGCTTCTTGGCCGACTCCTTATCGACGACGAACTTCTGTGGATCTGCGTAGTTCCATGAGATGTCGCCGCCCGTACCACGCTGGATCATAATCGATCCGGTGACTTTTCCTTCCTTGTCCGTCATGCCGGAACGATCCGCTCGCTTCGCCATTCCGAGCATAAATTGTCGAGGTTGATTGAAACCAACTTCCTTCATCACAATCACCTCTCTGGCCCAGTTCGTTAAGTCCGACGATCCGAATCCTGAGTAGGCCATCTCTGCCACGCTCTCCGGTTTGTCGTCTCGACCTTTGGGCTTCGGGAAATGATGAACGAGAATCAGGACGACGCCTGTCTCCATCATAATCGGCTGGAGCAAGTGTCGCGTAAAGTTCGCGCAGACCTCGATATCCGATGGATTGCCGCCCATGTAGGAGAGCAGAGGATCGATGTAAACCACGTCCACCTTAGTCTTGCGAACGAGGCGGCGGAGCATCGTCGCGAAGTCAGAACCCGTTCTCACCGTCTCGCGGAAGAATAACATGTTCGCGCTCCGAAGACCTCGCTCCCAGTTCTCCTTGCCAAAGGTCATCTGAGCAGCGCCCTTGAGCGCATCATGCTGATCGGCGATGTCGTTTTCCGCCTGAATGTAAGCTACTTTTAGCGCCCGGACGGGTTTGACACCGAACCAAGCTTCGCCGGACGCCCACTTCAGACCCTGATACGCGGCCATCGAGCTTTTGCCGCATCCACTTTGCCCCACAAAGAGAAGTGATGATCCGCGCCGAACCCACCTATCGCCGATCAGATTGTCAGGATCATTCTGCGGGTCGTACTCGATGATGGCATCTATCGAGAACTCCATTGGCATGTCCTGCGCGTCCATGTCGTCCTTGAACGCTTCCCAGTTCACTGCGCCCACATTGACGGCCAAGAGCTTCTGCTCCTTGCCATCGCGCATTACACCGGCCAGACGGCTGAACCTGCTCGCGTTCTTGTTCTTCGGATCGATGCCGATGCTTTCGAGGTAGCGATAGACGACATCGCGGCGCTCGTTCCACTCCTCTCTATTGGCCGCTTCAACGCGCACCCAGCCGTGCAGACTCTTACCGCCGGAATCTATGACGACCGATAGCGGGAGCTTCGACTCCTTGAGGATCGTCCATTGCTCATCCTTCGTCTTCTCGTCCATCTCGACCAGCACATGGCGGAAGTTCGCCACGCCGGAATCCGATCCGCTCTCGTCGAAGCATGGATTGATGCGGACGTATGCGCCTTTGCTGTCGCTGCCGTTCCACATGGCGCTGATGGGCGGCGTGAAGTGGTTCTTAATCCATTCGTCCCTCTTGAGGAACGTACCCTTGGAGGCTGGCCTACCTCGGCCCTCTTCGTCGAAAATGATGTCGTTACAGATGCAGACAACTTCGTCCGACTCGAAGCAGGCTTTCAGGAAGTCGATTGTCGTAAACGGCGACGGAGGTTCCGGCATCGATTGGATCGTGCGAACGACGAACTTGCCGGTGGGCGAGATTGGATTGCCGCCCTGACCAATGCCTGACTGAGCGGATAAGAGCCAGCCACGCGGCTTGTCGTGCGAAACCTTGGACGCTTGATCGAGCTTGTGGGCCAGTTCATGTGGTTTCCACGGCGGGAGGCATTTCGCGTTGTACTCATTGAGGAGCGTATCAGCATCCCCCTCATTAAGCTCAAAGCCGTGTATGAGCGCGGTTGCGACGGCGAAGGTTGCGTTATGACCGCCTTGTCCGCTGACGGCACCGGGGGTGTTACGAAGCCATGCTCTGGCACGGTCGATCTTTGATTGATTCATTGGATTCCAAGTTGTTTACGCGCTATGTCCCCGCTTTCGCCCAGATCATTCGAGGCGATTTGCTGGAGAACTGACTTTGATTCTTCGAATTTTGCGAAAAGGAGAGACAGCTCTTTGGGAGTCATCAGGTACTTGCTCCAGTGTTGGATTGGTATGGAGCGAGACTGAAACTTCGCAAAGAGCTGCTCTTGTGCTGCGATGTAGAGTTTAGGGTGCTTGTTCAATGACCGGGGTGAACTTGGCCTTGAATTCGGCTTTCGTTCGAACGTACACCTTGGGTTTTCCGTCACGGGTGTAGGCTATCCCCACCCATTTCATTTCCCCGATTCGTATCTCTACGTCGTCGGAAATGACTTCAACCTGCACCGTACTGTTTCCTGAGTTTTTGAATTTCATCTTCTGAGGCGTTATCGAGATGTCCTGTACCAGCCGCATGCCAAACGCCGTCAACAATTTGCGCCTTTGGCTTGGGCTTAGTCATCCAACCTCGAAGAATCGCATGGTCGATGAGTGCTGGCGCTTCCTTCAATAACTGTTCTCTAGTGATTTGAGTTTCCATAAATTAACCTTTTTTAACCGTCTTTCCGCGCCATCCGCCTGCTTTTCTCATCCCGGGTTCCTGACCAAGTTCGTTGACGAATCCGCGTCGGATCAGCCACTCCTTGTACTTCTGGTCGATGTAAGCGAAGTGAATCTTTTCGGGTGATTCATCTGCTTCTGCTATCCGCATAATGGGCATTTTGTTTGCGCTGATCATTTGTATGTCTCGATTGTGTGTTTGTAGTGTCGCTCGGCTTGGGTGCAGTTCCAGCAAAGGTCTTGAGTTCCGTTGCATCCGCACCCGAGAGATTTGAAAAGTACATTGGCCAACCATTGGTATTCCGCGATGGCGGCTCGCAATGTCTCCACGTCCGTTTCTTCGGACATGGGTTTGATATTCTCGCTCATTTGACGACGAAGAGAAGGAAGTAGGCGCTGGCGACGACCATCCCCATTCCGAACGCCATGATGAGCAATTGCTTCAGCTCCTCGGGCGAGGGCGGACGATTGGCTTTGTGTATCACCGGCCACCGCCCATCGCGTAATGGAGGATCAAAAGGGCGTCGCAGTTTTTGAGCGTGACGTCCAGATTCGGATACAGTTCCTGAGCTTTGCTTTTTAGCTTTCGCTTCCATTCTGGTCCGGTTTCGCATGATTTACGTCCTCCAAGCCCAAGTGGTTCTTGCCAGATTTTCGGCTCAACACGGTGGAGTGCGTAGCCTTGAGCGTAACCTAGGCCCTGCACAATCCCGTAGTTTTCATGGAGCGTCGCCATGCTGGCCGACGACGTGAGTTTACTGACGAACTTTGGCACTTTCTCGACCCACAGATGGGAGTCGGCCACCTTGAATCCGCTGAGTAACTGCGCCGTGTCGGGCAGCGACTCGGGCATTGGAAACAGGAGTATTCCTTCCGAGGTGCTGACCGCGAATCCGCCGCCCACACCCGGATCGACCGCAACGATTGTTTGGTTTGATTTCATTCGCTCAATATTATTTTTAGTAACAGAGGATAGTAACCTGCTCGGCAGCGATTCGAACCGCTGATTTCGTGTCTCCGCCCTCGCTCCACTTCTCGACCTTCACACGGCCTTTGACGCGCACCAGAGCGCCGTTCTGAATCTCGATAATCTTCTCTGCAACTTGTCCCCATGAGGACAGCTCGAACTCATCGAAGTCTTCGTGGAAGCGGCCTTCGTTGTCAGTCCAGTGACGGGCGATTGATATAACGCGGCGCACCATGAGCGAGCCTGTTTTGGTTTCGGTTTGCCGACTGATGCCGCGCAGTTCGCCGATCAGATAGACTACGTTCTCGGTGGGCGTGGATGTTTCGTTTGCTGTTGTCGTGGATACACTCATTGGAAAATACAACCTAGTTCACGGTAGCAGGTCATACGCTTCTTAGCGTGGAACGCTCCGATGGGGTGGAATTTGTCAGAGAAATCTACGATTGTCGCGCAGTTCTTGGTTTCTGTTTTCCGCAATGCTCGACTCGCTCGCTGGATCGTTTTCTGCGACGACCGACCGCCGCTGACCATGATGAGCAGTTCGACGTTGGGCAGATCCAATCCTTCGTCGGCCAATGATGTGGCGATCATGGTTCGCAGGTTGCCAGCCTTGAATTCTTCCATGTAAGCGCGCCGGTCCTTCTTGCCGATCTTGGAATGGACGAGCCGAGAATTCGGAATCTGGTGTTCGTAGTCCTCGCCCAGCGTGATGCGCGGGATGAGGATGAGCGTCTGCATGTCGAGGTGTTCGACCGCGTAGTTGATGGCGTAGTTGTTGCGCTCGCGGTTCTGGCAGATGCCGATATCGACAATCGATTCCCAAGCGCACATCCGCTTGAGTTCATCCTCCCTGATCCGCATGTACTTGACGCGAGTGTTGAAGAGCCGGTCGATGTTGTCGTCGATCTTCTGCTGGATGTTGAGGTCTGTGGCATCGCTGATTTCGAGGTAAGCGTCGGCCAATGAATCTCCAATGTCGTTGCGGTTTATCTCGTAGGTGCGGTTGTGGAAAAGCGTTCGTGTTACCGTGTTCCGGTCTGGATCGTCGCCCCACGGCGTGGCGTCGAAGCCATAACGCAGTCCGTTACAGGATTCGATGATGCGACGCCATCCAGCGGCGGCGCTGTGTTTCGCTTCGTCCACGATGAGCATGTCCTTCTTGCTGAAGTCTACCGACTCATGCGGACAACGAACGTCTACAATGTTGTCTGGAATTCCCGCGACTCTCAACGATGTGCGCGCTTGCTGACATGTCTCGCGTGTTGGGGCTATCCATCCAAACGACATGTCAGGATAAAATTCGTGGTAATGCTTGATGATCGATGCAGCAATCCATGTCTTACCGCTACCGGCGGGGGCGACGATCAGCCCATAGCTATTTTTGGCCCACTCTACTGCTTTTTGTTGGTATTCTCTTAGATTCATAATTTTAGGAAATTTGCCCCTCCGCCCACTGCTTCATAGCGAGCGAAGGGTATTGTCCGCACCACACGGTGCGATTCGCTGTCATTCGTTCGTTGTACTGGCGGTAGAAAGCGCGCTCGATTGCGTCGTGGCGCACTTCTTGTTCAGCAACTTCCTTAACGCTTGATTGGCGAAAAATCCGATCTTCAAACCATTCTCGTCGCAATGTTTGCGAACCTCTTCGTGGAGCGCCGAGTCGATGGTGATAACTGTGTATTTGGCTGGTTTCTTCATAATCACTCGCTCTTCATCGGCGTGGATTGAACGCCATTGTATGCAATGGTCTTCGGCCTAAAGATGCCCACTTGTTCCGTTTCCTCGACCCAACTAGGACCGCCGCGAATGTGGAATATGCAGGAAGACATTCCGTTCCACGATTTGGTGGATGACTTAGCGGAGGTGTAGGCAGATCCGAACGTGGCGTTCAGATCGTCGCTGCTCATAGCCTTGACGTTGGCCCAGTCGATGTCGCCTGCATGCCATAACTTGAAGCCTAGCTCCAGCGGAGCTACTACCTCTGCGATGCCGGGGAAGTGCCAGACCCACTCGTCGTGGCTACTGGCATCACCGGACATAACCGCGTAGCACTGGTAGTTGCCGAGCGGTACGGAGCCGCTTCCCCAGTCGCAGCTCTCGCCGGGTTTGAGGACTGCGCTCCTCGTAGGATGGTCGTTGCATTTAGGCTGCTCGAAAAGAGCAACAAGAACAGGGACTTCGGTTTGGTTTTCGATTTTGACGTGGGTGCTCATAGCTATTCGGAGGTGTAAATGGTGTCGGTTATGGGGTTGGTTGCAGGATGAAGTCAAAGTTGGTTTTCCAAGAGTCGCCGAGGCGGTTGTAAGTATCGCCCTTGATCTTCCAAGTGCGCGGATCGCGGGTCGTCTTCGTGTGACGGCAGCGGATTCTGACATCGATATCCTTGAGCGCCACATTTCGCAGCCGGTCGTCTTCAGGCAGTTCGTGCAGGTGTTTCATGTCAGCAGGTGTTTGATGATCTGATTTCTTTCTTTGCCCTTTGCTCGGAGAATTTGCTCCAGCACAACGTGAGGGTTGATTGTCGCGACGTGCTTCCATTCTGGATTACCATCGATGTGCTTGGCTGTATCAAGACTTTCCACGCGGATTAGACCGTTAAAAGCGTGGACGTAGATGAAGGCGCAGTCTCTCATTTTACCTCCTTCACCTGTCCCGTTTGCGAATCAACAACACCAAGGGCGATGGCGTTGAACAGCATGACATAGCTGCAAATATCGCACACGACCTCTACCATCGGTGTGATAGCAGCACCGGGACAGTGATTCCCTTCGTTGTAATACCTAACCTCAACGATGTTAGTGATCGACAATTTGCTAGAGGCACACACAGGACACAGCCGCTTAACGGTCCAGACTTCACTTAGCTTGTCGATGACTACTTGAGCATCAGATAGTTTCACGGCTTGGCCTCCTTGGCTTTGCGCCATGCTTCAACGTCTCTCGGCCTGTTCCATTCTTCGTTGATCATCGCATCCCCCGCCTCCTCCAGTCGTTTGATGCGCTCTTGAAGCTGCGATGCATACCCGCACGCTACGGAAGGAATTTGAGTGCTTGATCCGCACTTGAAATGGCGCGTATTGACTCCATGAAAAGACACAAATGGAGCGTTACACCGAGGGCAATAGTGTTCGTCACTCACGCCATTTGTCCTCCCGCCAGAGCAGCAGATCGGCTCGCATTGCGTCGTTCTCGGTTTCGAGTTGAGTGATGCGGTCTTCTATTTTACGGACCTCCAGAGCAATTTTTCGCAGTGAGTTTTTATCACACAACCCAAACGGATCTTCCGCTATGTACAG